TTTGGGATGAATCAGTCAAATGAGTCATCTAGCTTGAGTGTGTCACAGCAAGACACACCAGACCTGGGTCGTGTGTTTAGCCGAGTAGCTACCGGTAAGTATACACGTCCCTGCTGCGCCACTCACGAACGGCGTCGTGTTCATAGGGTAAAGCCACGTCCATGTGCCGGAGATGTTCCGAATGATGATTGGAAGATGCAATCACGCTCATTAAATGAGCGTTTGACGCAAGTTGATAGTCATCTTAGAGCGATTCTGGTTGAACCCACTGTGACTCCTTTAATAGTTGAGACGGGTGGTGGAAAAGTGGAAGGGATTAACCCGGCGAAGCAGGTTGCTGCAAGCAAAAAGTCTAATGACTTGCGGGCATTTAATGCAAGCATTAGCATTGGGGGTGATGTTGATTTTGATCGATTTGATCCAAATTATATGGGTGTAGAACCAGTTGGTGTTGTGTGCGTTACACAATTCAGGGAGTTAGTTGCTCATTTGAAACTAACTGCTCTTTATCGTAAACGCACTGTTGCACTAATAATGGTATTAAAAGAAAAGGCTATTAAGTTTTGTCTTGATTGGGACATGACTGAAGAACAAAAACTCAAATTCATCTGTAGTGCAGTTAGTAAGTCACTAATACCAGATGATGATGAGTTAGCCGCTGTTAGCCGAATTCAGGCACCCGCATCTCAGATGCGGTGTACACTCATTAATCAATTACACGCTGGTGGTTCAGCAGTGTATGAGGGTCATGAATCTCAAATACATCCAGATTTCCTTGCAAAGATGGGAATCTTGGATAGATTAACATTGCGCCTTAAGTCCTGGTTCAGCCCCATTGTCGATAGTGGCATGGGATTGCCGCTGGACTAGGACAACAGTACCACTGGTTGGCAGCTGAAACACCACTTAAACGAGGTGTTATCGCACTAGGTTGTCAACTGGGAAGCAGTGGTGCTGGTAGAGTGCGGGGGAAGGGTAGAGTTGTACATGAGATGTTTATGTGCAATGACATCGAAGGTGTGCATCGTGTGGTTATACATGCGGGCACACCTAAGGATGAGGAAATAGCCTTGAGTAATCGAGTTATGTTGGTTGTGCCGGAACCAGACTTGAAGAGTGCTGTTTGGAAGAAATTCCGTCAAGTGTCACGTGATATTGCGTTTGCACTTGGCGATGTGGAACCATGGTCACGTGATCAGGTTGTGTCACATTATACTGGACGGTTAAGAGCACGCTATGCGACAGCTGCAACTTCATTGGAATTGGACCCGATAAATTCAATGGATGCTAGAGTCTCAGCGTTTGTCAAGCCAGAAAAGTGGGACATAAAGACCTTTAACACAAAGCCACCTAGGGCAATACAAGGACGACAACCTAGATATGGTTTGGAGCTTGCTAAGTATCTCAAACCAATCGAGAAGAAATTGTATCGCCTGAACAGTAGGAGGTTCCCC